CCAAATCTACGTTCTATACTTATATTTGCATTTTTAATTATTGGGATTTCAGTATCAGTACTTGTTCCGTCGTAAGTTATAGTAGGAACACTAGCAACTGTTAAAGTTACATTTCCTCTACCACATACTCTTATTCTCTTATTAATAGCAACATTTGTATAAATACCTACTGTAACAGGTGTATCCATTTCTGTTCCGTTTAATTTAACACCATCAGCAAATAAAGCTAGAGCAACATTTCCTGCAGTAGCACTTGTAACGTTAGTATTAAAAGAGATGTCATATATTCCTCCACCTAATAAGTTAAATGTGGCACTTCCCTCATTGTGATTTAGCCATCCATTAAAGCAATTAGCACTTGCAGTTCTTAAATCTGTATCGGCAAAAGTTATTGGGGAAGTATTGGAAGTTAAAACTAATTCTTGTTCTTGTACACTTTGTATCATATTATTCTCCTTTCTTAAAATAAAAGAGATAGAACTTGTCTATCTCTATTTAGCAAGTTCTCTATTGAGATTGTCTTAAAGACTATTTGCTATACTATTGTGTTTCCAAAGAAACCATTTCCATAAAATCCACCATTAAATCCGTAAGGGTTATAAATACTTTGATATGGTGAGCTTACTAAATATGATGGAATTGGATAAGGTCTTACATTTGAAATAATTGAGCTTTCAATATTTCTATTTGAAATCTCTGTTTGTGCTTCATTAAGTTTTTCTCTTAACTCTGCTATTGTGTTTTGGTTCATAGCATCAAGAATACGTTGTGTATTTTCTAAACCTTGAGCTCTTAACTCGCAACAACAACTATCTAACTTAGATTGCATATTTAAAGCATTTACACTTGCTTGATTTTCAAGCTGTGTTGTCTGCAATAAAATATCTCTTTGTGTTTGGCTTTCTGCTAATTGATTTGCATATTTACTATCTAATATAGAATTTTGTAATCCCATATTTCCTGTTAGTAAATCACTTCTTAAGTTACATACATCTTGTGCTATGTTAGAGAAACCACTACTTATTAAGTTATTTGTATTTTGGAAGCCATTATTTACATCTCTTTGAGTAAATTCACTAGAGATATAATCTGTTGTTGCAATGTTGTTAAATCCATTACCTCCAAATCCAAATCCGTTTCCCCATCCTCCATTAAATAGAAGTGCAAGAAGTACGATTGCCCATATACCATCTCCACCAAAGAAACCATTGTTACCAAATCCGTTTCCATACATAGGGTATGCTACAGGGTATAGACCATTGTTGTTTGTTGCTAGGTCTACTGTTGGAACTATTCCACTATTTCCGTTCATTTTGTTCTCCTTTCTATATTTTTTATATCAACACTATTTTGTGTTAATACCATTAAGTTGATTAATTTGTTCTTCACTAAAACCAAATTGTTTTGCAAAATTAGTGAATTTCTGCATCTGTTCAGGCGTATATTTGCTTGTTATTTGTTTATACAATTCTTGAGGATTACCATTATTTTGCCTTGCTTGGTTTATCATTTGAAAAAACTGAGGATTTCTTGCTTTCAACTGGTTCATTAACATCATCATCATTTGATTTTGCATTGTTTACCATTCCTTTCTTTAACTCATTTATTTGCATTTGTAGATTTTCTATAATTAAATCTTTTTCATCTTTCTTAATAATTTCCGTTAAAGTAAATGCTCTTATATCTCCCTTTGCATTTTTAATCCATAAGACACTTAAATCTTTACTAAAAAATGGTGTGTCAACGTAACATATTTCCTTAGACACTTCATCAATGGTAGATGCGTATTTCATTGACCCTTGATTACTAGGTGCTAGTTGAAAGTTCTGCGTTAGATTAGTTGGCATTTGAGGTTGCATAGGTTGTTGTGGTATTTGTGATTTTAACTTTTCTAATTCTGCTATTTGATTATTAATTCTCTCTATACTTGCTTGTGGGTTGTAAATATTTCCAAACATAATTTCCTCCTAAAAGAAAAAGAGAGAACTTAATAACTTTTCTCATAGCGTTTTAAACTAATAAAAAGTGTTCTCTCCTTTCACTTCATACATATCATTTTGAAGTGGTACAAATTTATACAATAAAAAAAAGACCCTTAATTGAGTCTTTTAATTTTATCATTTACTCTTTTACATATTTGTCTTATACCATAATCTGTATAGTGATATTTTAATCCTAAACTAACTGCACTTTTTATTTCTATGTAATAGTCATAGCATATCTTGTACTTATAACTATCTTTATCAACAACTTTTAGTATTGTTTCATTAAACATATTCAAAGGCATACCACGATACAAAGGTTTATATACTTTCTTAACAAGTTTTGATGTCACATAGGATAGCCCTACACCTAACATAACAGGAATTATAATACTTATCCCTATTGGAGCAGTTATTCTATTTAGGAAGTAATATGTAACATTTGATACAAAAAAGCATTGTATCATACTATTTAAGTGAAACGGCTTCCCAAAACTTCTTTTAGATATCCAAAATGAAGTAAGTATAAATATACATTCTATTAAAGTGTTATTTAACTTTGCAACAGATAAAACAAGTAAGACATTAAGTACATTCCATATAAAACTTAATATAACGTAAATGATTAATGTAATCTTATCTTCTTTAGATTTATTTTGCCAATTTGTGTGCGATTTTTGATGCAAATTCTTTAAGTTTGTCTTCTCTTGCAAAGATAAGCCAACTTCCCCATCCTCCCATAGAGTAGTACCTCCTTTCCTAAAATAGAGATTATATGTTATTAAACTCATTAATATATAATCAAAGTTAAATATAAGAGCTTGTATAAAATCATCTTGTTCTATTATTATGTTTTTATTTCTTATACCTAACGATATGAATTGATATAAAAAGTTTAATAATAATATCTTAATTAGCCTTTTGAAATCACCTTTAGCACATTTATTCATTAATATCAAAATTACTGTATCAACCAATATTCTTGCTATTTGATAATCTTTTAATAATATTTTCTCTATTATAGATATTGGCATAAATAACAATATTATTTTATGCACTTTCTTATTATTTGAGCTTATTGAGATTAAAATGTAAGCATACAAATATAATGTTATGCAATACCATACATCTACTAAATGAAACTTTAAACAAAAGTCATTAATTGTATTCACTATTCTATTGTCTGTTTGTAATCCAAAATAATCAAATCCAATCAACTTTAATATAACAATAATAGCAAGTACAAATATATACACTTTAAGACTTTCTTTAAGATATTTTTGATAATCTTTAAACATATTAACCTCTCATTTTAGATACATCTTTTCTTCTATAACTTGCAACCCTCATTCTTTCTTTAAAAGGTTCAAGACCACTTATTCTGCATAAATCATTATACTTATGCGTTAATTGTGTTATCTTTCTTTGAGCATTTGATACTAATTCTTTATTATCTGCGGATACTCCTAAAATCTGTTTGTCTTTTTCTCTTCTTATTGCAGTTTCTATTTGTCTTTGTAATTGTGTTCCCTCATATAAAGAATAATGCTTTCCCTCATATTCAAATCCTTTTTCATTTTGTTGTTTAATCTTCCATAATTCTTTATTTGAATAGATAGGTTCTGATACACCTAATACTACCGAAAAGACAGAGTGATAGCAATTATACATACTTATAGGTCTATGTTCGTGTAAGTATAACCTACCTTTGAAATCTCTAGCAGGTAAGTTTTTTTGTAATTTATCAAATTCCTCGTAAGTGAATTGCTTACCTTGCAAGTCTGCGTGGTCTTCGGCAGGATTTCCGTGTACTGTTATTTCTACACCATCTGCTCCAAAGTCATCACCTAATATCTTTTGTGTTTCATTGTGTAACTCTCTTATACCACCACGTAAATTCATTCTTATTGCACTATCTAATCTTCTTGTTCTACCACTTTCATAATCAACTACCTTAACACCCTCACCCATTTGTCTTAATATACCATACATTTGGCTATCAAAGGTATCTCTACCTTGAGTTATTGCTAACAATGATTGGTCTATTGCATATTGATAAGCTTGACTTATATTATAGAACTTAACGTTTCCAAAAGCATCTTTGATAGTAAATCCTATTGCACTTGTATTTGTTAAATTCATATAAGTACCTTTGGTGATATTTGCAATGGCTTGTACTTGCGTTTTTAGTTCCGTAAATTGATTAAAAGGTACATAATTAATATTTCTATACTTATAAAACTTTTCGGCAAATTTATAGTCTTTTTTGGCGTAATATTCAAATATCTTATCTAGTTCATCTGCATTAATATTTGTGATTTTAGATAATCTTTCAAGTATCGTATCATATCTAGCACCATATTTAATCATTTGTTGTAATTGATAGGCTTGTGATGGCGTAATGTTTTTAATCTCTGCAACTACTTCACCTATTTTTTTTAATATAAAAGTATTACCACTTTCTATACGTTGTACTAATCTTTCGATTAATACTTCATCAGTTATTTCATATTTCATAGGAATACCTCCTATCTATTTATAAGTAATTAACGTCCTTAAATTTATCTGTTCCACTATTTGAAGAAAACATTTCAATATACTGGTCCCCCACCAATTGAATATCTATTCCTGGGTCAGAAAAACTCATTTGGTCTTCTATAGTACTTAAAGTACAATAGTAATGTTTGCTTACACCATCATATTTATGCACTATTATGTTTACTAATGGGTCTTCTTGTATCATTGACATTAATTCGCTCCCTGTTAAGTTTATTTCATTATTTTGCATTTCGTAAAATAATACTTTTGGCGTATTATCATCAACCCATTGTATTGAATTATTTACGTTCTTTAATACCTGTGTTTTTGATGCATCATATCCTGTATAATTTTGGCTAATATCATTTATTAAATATCCACATATATCATCAGAAGAAGTTAAATAATAAATCTGATTATTAGAAAAATCACAAAGAAAAACATAATTTCTTACTGCATTATATCCGATACTATTATATGAATTAGTTTGATATGGAGATGTGCCAAGACCTGTAAAAGAAATAGAACCATTGCTATTGTTTTCATCATAACTAGCTACTGTCATAACAACAGGTGTATTACCTGCATCTATAACATTTGTCAATATAATCAATGGTTGTTCTCCACTTTGATACATTTCTAAAGCATCTTGTAATTTAGTAATCTTTTCTTGGTCGGTACTATTATATGGAATAAAAATTGCACTAGAACCACCACTTGCACTTATTACATTATTTTCTATTGTTATGTTATCTCCTGCTGTATATTGTATAACTCCATCAAGCCCATTTGCACCGTCTTGTCCGTCTTGTCCATTTTGTCCTGCTGGTCCTGTATCCCCTTTATCTCCTTTATCACCTTTTTCGCCCTTAAAGTATCCACTATCTACTTTTTCTTGTAAGTCAGTTGCTAATTCATTTATCTCTGATAGTCCTTGATTTACTAAATTTTCTAATTGTTCTACCTCACTAGGTGTTGGCTCCTCACTATTAATAGCATCAGTTAAAGAACCTTTTAAAGATTGTACTGTTATAGGTGTTGGATTAAATCTCTTTTGATACTCTCCCATTATTGTTTTATATGCAACAACACCTATTGTGAATGTTCCTTTCTTTTCCAATACTTCACTTGGTATTTCACATTCATTATCACTTATTATTTTCTTGTATGCTTTACCATCTATTGTGAAATATGCCTCTTTTGTATAATCATCAGGTATTTCTTCATCAAATTCAAATTCTACTTTGTTTACATTTATTTCTTTTTCATTTATTAAAGAACTTTTGTCTATTAATATTTGGTGAGCATTAACGATTAACTTCATCATCTTCACCTCCTAGTAAATCTTCTAAAGATGCTTCATCTTCTCTTATTTCTTTTATCTTTTCTTCTGCCTCTTCTAGTGTTTCATCAGGTCTTATCCATTGTCTTACTTCTGCTTTACTTATTACACCAATATTATGTCCTTGTAATAATTGTGCATATTCTGCTTGTGTATCTTCTACTAAGCCATAAGACCAATTAAAACTTAAATCAAATTCTCCTTGAGGTATTAAGTTAAAAGCATTTGCGAATATATCACATCCATCAAAGAAGTCTTTTACACCTTTTTCAAAAGATGTTCTCATATCATCTGTAATAGCAAAAGTATCATACATAGCTTTTTTGATTTCTGTTGCAGTTGCGTTTTGTGTTTCAACTTCACTTAATATACCACTTGATGTTCCTATTGCGTGTTCTAGTCTTTTATATAATTCTTGCAATCTTACATAATAAGAACTTTCCCTAATTTCTGGTGAGAATATCTCCCAAAAGTCATCCTTACCACTATCTACTTTTTGATATAAACCATTTACAGGAAGTTTATCATCTTTATCAAACATTGTTACATCTGCACCTATGAATGCTTGTTTTACATCAAATTCTCTTTCTATTTGTTTTAAACAATCTTTTATCTCTTTTTGGATGCTTTCTGTTCCATAGTCTATTGGCACACCATATTTATCATTACTCTTACGATTATTGATAGGCGACTTAATATATCCTATTGGCACTTTTTCAACATTTCCTACTACTATTTTAGTAGGTATATTAGCCCAAAAATCAGGAACAGGTATTGGTTTCCCCTCTGCATCTGTAAATGTTTGTTCCATTACTAGATTGTTACGTTCTATTCTATAATTTGCAAGTCTTAAATATGTTTTACTATTTAATCCTTTTGAAATTGTCTTTTCATCTGCTAATACTGTCATACCTGTTATGTTTTCACCATCTGTACTATCTATTGTTACCCTATTTTGTGAAACTTTATTATAGTATAACTTACCATTCTTGACATATGGTACTAAAAAGACACCACCATATCCAAAAGCCATTGATACTATTTTCTTTGCGTGTCTCCACATTGATTGAGCAATTTCGTCAAACTTCTTCGCTCTATCATTTTCACCATCAATGACTATTTCACTATCATTAATGACATAGTTTGCTAATTTATTACTAAATATAGCATTGAAGTTGATTTCATCAATCCTTTCATATTTGTTTGCGTAATATTGATTTTCTTCAACATCACTAGGTTTTGTTTCTGTTTTTACTTTAAAAACATTAGTCAAAATCCAAAGAAAAATATTCTTTAGCATATATACACCTCCTTATTGACCACGTTTTTTCCATATATTATTAAGTGCATATCTTGTTGCATCTATTGTATGATTGTTAGCATCCACATATCCACTTATATAATTTCCATCCTTATCTTGTTCATACTCGTATGTACTAAACTCTTTTGCACTTTCAGGACATCTTCTTGGGTCTATCACTATCTTTGCAAGTGATGATAGCCATTTCATAGAATAAGGTACACTATCTTTACCTTTTTCTGCTCCTCTCATCATAGAGCCATAATTCCTAAAGTCACCAATACTTTTAGGCTCTGCACTATCAGCAATTATTATATCATCTTCTTTTACTTTCTTGTCTTCTTTTAATCTAGCCCATACATCTGCATTACTCATCTTATTAACAACAAATTCATCAAAGATGTATAACGTCCTTTGTGATGAGTTAAAGCAACACTTAACCCAGGCTAGAGGGTCAGGGAACCATCCAAAGTCCATTCCTTGATATATGTAATCATAACTATTGATTTCTTCATCAGTTATTTCTCTTAACTCTATATTTTCAAATACATTTCCACCGACACCTGTCATTAATCCTAAATATTCATTTTCATATAATTTCTCATTAACACTTTTTAAGAACTCTGCTTCATCTATAAACGCTTGCCCTAACCATTTTTTAGGTACACTTCTATAATCTGACAAATGAAGTAGTCTTGTATCTTTAGGAATTAATTTTTCAACATTAACAAAGTGTTGAGATGATGCAGGTGTATTGTATGAATAGAATTGTATAAAATCTTCTCCACCACGGATTAATGATTGATTAATTTTACGAACTTCATTCATTCCTGCAAACTGGTCAAATTCTTCATACCACGTTATTCCAACATACATATCTTTAGGTGTCTTTAATGACTTTATCTTTCCATAATCATCTGCCCCTCTAAAATATATTTTTTGTCCTGTACTAATCTTTGTTATTTCTAAAGGTGACTTTGTTAATCTATAATCCATCTTAATATGTGGATAAGTTTCACTTAAAGTATCTATTGCCCATTCAAGTTGTGCAAAGACACTATCTTTTAAAGTGTCTTTTACTTTTCTTAATACAACGCAACACATTCTTGGGTTGTTTTCTAATAGCTCTATTATCTTTTCACTTATAAATGAAGATTTAGTAGAACCACGTCCACCCTCGAAAAAGTATTCTCTGTATTCTCTATCATCTATTAATCTATTTGCATCAGAAAAAGAACTTGATATGTCTTTTGCAGGTATAACTACATAGGACTTATCAATTTCTTCTTTTATTTCTTTTTGTTCCATCAATCCTTGTATTATTTCATAGTTCTTACTACTACCATTTATAGCACCTTTTATCAATCCTAAAGTTACCATTTCCCTATATGATAAATTATTAGGATTTTTGCTATTTTGTGGTATTTCATCTAAAGTATTTGCAAGGACTTGTAACATAGTGGCTTTTTTTCTTCTTGTTTCTCCAGATTTAATTCCGCCCTTTCTCGCATCACTCTCGGTTAGCTCGTGTTTAGGATTACCATTTTTTAGTTCTGTTTCTGCCACTATATCACCACCTTTACTTTTTTAATAATTTATAACAATGTATCAGACACAATGCTCCATTTAAAAACCATACGCTAAATGCTTTTATTATTACTCCATAAATTACAAAGCATAATGCTCCAAATATATTAACTAAACGTATATTTCTTTCGCCTTTCATCAAGAAAGATATTAAAACCAATATACTTGCAAAAGTTCCCAAAGCTTCTATATTCATTAATGCCTAACCTTTCTTTCTACTTCTTCTCTTAAAGCAATATTTGTTTCAAATAAACCTCTTATAGCAGTAACATCTGTAAAACCATCCGACTTTGCACCCCTTGCAGATACACATGCGTGGTCGGCTACGATATTAACATATACATCTTTACTTCCAGTTGCTAATGAAATACATTCTGCTATATCATTTGCTAATTGCTCTTGAAGTTGCAATCTTTTAGCACATAGTTCTACTATTCTTGGTATTTTACTTAATCCTATTACTTTGTATTTATGCTCATCTAATTTTACAGGCAAATAAGCGATTGTTACTGTCATATTATACATTAATGCTAAATGATGCTCACAATGACTAAATATATTTTTTATTTCTTTTACTACTAAAGGATTTGAACTTACTTCAAATTCTTTTTTGTATTTATCTGCTATTTCTCGGTTAGTATATTCGTTGCCCTCTAATAGCTCTTTCCAATATCCTGCTACTCTTCTTGGTGTTTCTTTAAGTCCTGGTCTGTTTATATCTTCCCCAAAGCTTTCTAGTAACATCTTGACTGCATCCATACATTTTTCTTCATTAAATTTCATTTAAACACCTCTTTCATTAGGGTCCCATATAATTTTATGTAATTGCACTTGTATTCTTATCTTTGAAGTATCTACCCCATCACGGTGCAACTGTTTTAAAAAATCAACTAATTCTTTTGGCTCTATTTCTCCAAAGATAGGTGATAAATAAATATACGATATTATCTTATTATTTTTTAGTAATTCTTCTATAAATTTAAAATCATTTTTATTACATACTATTTTTAACGCGTCAGAACCTCTTAATTTCGTTAAATTGCTCTTGCACATATATTTTATCATATTTGAGCTTTCCGTCTTAAAATCAACCGTTAAAATGAGTTTTTTCGCTATGTATGGAGCAATATCCACAGCTCCATTAGTTTCTATGTTTACATTATAGCCATTTTCAATTAATTTATCTATTAAAATGTTTATATTTTGATGTATTAAAGGTTCACCACCTGTTAAGGTGATATTCCTGTATCCTATTTCTTTTACTTTATCAAGAATTTCATCAACTAACATTTCTTTACCATCTTTTATTGTTAATGCGTATGATGTATCACAATATGAACATCTTAAATTGCAACCTGCTAATCTTATAAACGTAGCAAGTTCACCAGTTCTTAAACCCTCTCCATCTATACTGCCAAAAATCTCGTTAACTATTAATTTATCTTTCATAAGTTGCTATATTGCCCTCACTCTCTTGGACTGATACTTTATAGCATTTGTCTCCTATCTCATTACATATATATTTTGCCATATTTTCAGCAGTAGGATTAAAGTCTACTATTTCATTGATGTATTTGTGGTCTAGTTTTTCACTTATTTTGTCTTTGATATGTTTGAAATCAATTATCATCCCATCTTCATTTAGTTCATTGCTTTTACAATATATTGTTACTATCCAATTATGACCATGTAAATTGGTACATTTACTTTCATAACTTAAAGTCAAGTTATGAGCACCTGCTATTTCTAGTCTTTTTCTTATATAATACATATTATCTCTCCCACGGATATACTATCCATTTGTCTTCTTTCTTCATAAAGTATAATTCTGGCTCAACTAAATTATTATCTTTATAGAACATAGTAGTTATATGATAATTATATTCTTTATCTCCACTACTATTTTTTTTGTAATGCAATAAAGTCTCTCCACTATCACATATATCATCTACGATAATACAATTATCTGCCGGAGCCATTAACATAGGTATATTTAATCTATGTGAAATCAATACTGCTAATATTAACCCACCTCTTGGTATACCATATACCCCACTTATATTTTTATCTTTGTAATAATCTGTTACATAATCAATGTAATCTTCTATGTCTTTCCAACTAATCTCTGTTTTCATAACCTACTGGGTCTTCAACTCCATTCTCTTTAAAAGCTCTTTTCCTATCTATACAAGTTCCACATTCTCCACATTGTTTTTCTTTGCCTTCATAACAGCTCCAAGTTAATTCATAAGGAACATTTAAAGCTAAACCTGTTTTAACAACTTCAGTTTTGTTCATATTAATTAATGGTCTTGCTACTGATATCTTTTTATAAGTTCCTATATTAATAGCTTGGTCCATTGCATCAGCAAATTCTGGAGAGCAATCTGCGTAAGCCTGACCTGTTGCATCATCTGCGTGTGCTCCGTAATATATTTCTACATCTTCTCCTGGGAATAAGCTATCTGCATAGGCTGTCGCTATTGATAATAATAAACCATTCCTAAATGGCACATACGTAGCAACTCTACCCTCACCATTTTCTTTTATTTGGTCTGCATAGGAAGAGTGTTCTATTGCTTCCCCACCTTTCATTAACGTGCAAACATCTTTAGCGTATTTCATTACATTTGAAATATCTTCCTCAATATGTCTAACTCCGTAATACTCTGCTATCTTTTTAGCACAAGTCAATTCCTTGTCGTGTTTTTGCCCATAATATAAACTGGCTGTAATTACATTTTCTTTTCCATATTTTTCTATTGCTATTCCTAAACAGGTAGTACTATCAATACCACCACTACTTAATACTAATGCTTTCATTTGCCCTCCTAATAGTGTTTATCAGCATAAGTCTGATATTTAATCCATTCATCAAAAACGAATTTCTCAACTTTACTATAATCCTCTCCTGTTTTCATTCTTTTGTTTTTGCTTTTTTTAATTTGTAATAAATTATCATTTTTAAACAAATACAAAGTCCCAAATCTGTTACCTGACTTCCAACTTGTGCTATCAACACTATAAAATTTATATTTTTTCAATCCTTTTAAATTAGTATATCCTAGCCCATGAACCTTGCAATTATTCTTCTTTGCTATATCTAATAAGTAAGTAAAATATTTATGCTCATTTGTTTTAATTTCCTTTGTAACTATTCCACCAATAGCAACATAATCATAATTTTTAGTTAGATTTTCCCATTCTTTTAGTCCTCTTGACTTATGCCACACTGGTATGCATTTTTTGTTAGTTTCTTTTTCAAGCCTTTCTCTTAATTCTTTTACTTTCTCATAACCAACAACAACATCTATGTCTAGTTCGAAAAAATATTTTATATCATTTTTATTAATAAAATTAATATATCTTGTTAAATAGTCATCAAAATCAATATTAATTCCTTTTTTTTGATTGCTCATAAATGTAAATGCTCCGCTGTCCAATAGAAATAAATCAAAATCTTTTATAATTGGGATTTGCCAATCTTTCACATAATAAAAACTCTCTAATATATATTTACTCTTTTTAACCTCATCTTTATTTTCGTTTGTTATTGCATAAGTTCCAGCTAAACAAATTTTCATTGCTTTATAAACTCCTTATTACAATAAGGACATATAATAGTTTCTTTTTTTTCTTCTTTATGTTCAGGAGCATCTTCAAAAAAATCATTAATATTAATATCTTCTGTTTTTAAAAATCCAAAATCTTCCATATTGATATTCATTATATCATCAAGTTCTTTTGACAATAAATCAAAATCCCAACTTGCTTGTTCTGACACTTTGTTATCTGCTAATCTAAATGCTTTTATTTGTTCTTCTGATAAATCATCTGCAACTATACAAGGTACTTCTTCTAATCCTAATTGCTCACTTGCTTTTAATCTTGTATGACCTGCTATTATAACATTATCTTTATCAATAACTATTGGCACTTTAAAGACAAATTCTTTT